CACCCATGCTTCAAACACCAAACATTGTAACTTCATTATTAGACTCTAATCCTCAAGTAGATTTTCCAGTAGCTCAAACATTAATACCAGAAGTAGCACCAGCTACACCAATAGCTACACCAGTTCTAGCTCAAGTAGCACCACAATTAGACCTTTCATTGTTTTCTTCTTTAATACCAGAAGCAGTTGCAGTACCAGAAGTTCCTCCAATATTAAATGCTAGAGGAGAGCCTTTATCTGCCCAACAAATGGAAGAATACATAAAGGTAAGTAAACAAATGGCAGACGCTACGGGTACTCGAAATCCTTTTGCCCTCCCTCAAGTTTCAACAACCCCTAAAAGAGTCGTTCCTTCTTTTAACAGAGCAACACCTCGTCGGGTAATGTAATATTTAAAGACATGGCAGACAGCAGAAAAGACATAGAGCGAGGTCGTATTGCTCAAGACATTCTTGATAACGAAATATTCCAAGATGCTTTATTGATGCTTGAAGATCATTATAAAAACTTATGGGCCACATCTAAAAAAGAAGAACACGAAGAAAGAGAAAGAATCTGGACTGCCCTTAAATTAGTTCCAGAGTTTGAAAGGCAATTAAGAATAATTGTTGAAAATGGTGTTATCAAAAAAAATCAGATTATCAAAATCAAACAAAACATTGCATAAGTAGTCTATATAGACTTAAAATACAATCTAAGTTTAATAATTGGAATTAATTATGGCTACCAACAACGCAGAAAAAGCGACTGGTTTTGAATCCAGCCTGAATGTAGGCGAAAAAGCTATTGAAGCAATGTTGACTCTTGAAGAAGAATCTCAACAAGCTCCAGAAGCAACAACAGAGGAAATTGTCGAAGAACCAACTGAAGAACTTGAAGTTGAAGCTACGGAAGTAGAAGAAGCAGAAGAGTTAGAAGATGAAGAATACGATGATGAACTCGAAGAAGAAGAAGGATTAGAAGCTAACCAAGTAGAAGAAGATGGTGAAGAGCAACCCTCCATTTACAGCATAAATGTTGATGGAGTAGAACAAGAGGTCACGCTTGACGAACTAAAAAACGGATACAGTAGGCAATCTGATTACACTCGGAAAACGCAAGAATTGGCTAATCAGCGTAAACACGCTGAAACCGAATTCAATGCAGTCCGAGAGGAGCGTGCAATTTATACGCAGTTACTAGATCAAATGCGAAACCAACTTGAAACTGGTTTGCAAGATGAGCCTGATTGGGTAGCTTTAGCGGAGAACGATCCTGTTGGTTATAACTCGCATAGAGCATCTTGGGATGAAAACAAGAAAAAGCAAAATGCGGTGTTAGCGGAGCAACAAAGAATGTTGCAACAAAGTCAACAAGAGCAAATGCAGAATTTACAAGCTCATGTGCATAATGAAGCACAGCTTTTATCAACTGCGATTCCTGAATGGCAAGATGCTAAGAAGGCAGCCAGCGGAAGAGCAGAGTTGAAACAGTATGCGATTACTGAACTTGGTTTCTCTGAACAAGAGTTAAATCAAATTTACGATCACAGAGCTGTTTTAGCGATAAGAAAAGCTATGCTACATGATAAAACACAAGAGGTTGTTAAGAAAAAACCTGTGGTTGCAACCAAAGCTAAAGTGGCTAGACCAGGGAACTCAAATGTTCCAGTAACTCCTAATAGAACTAAAAAGCTCCGTCAGAAATTAGCTAAGTCTGGCAAAATGGCAGACGCAGCTAAAGTATTTGAATCGATGCTTTAAAAAAGCATTTAATATAAATTTTATAATATAGGAAAATAAAATGGCTATAGTAACTAACGCATTTTCCACTTATACTGCTACTTCAGATAGAGAGGATTTATCCAACGCTATCTACAACATCTCTCCAATGGAAACTCCAATGGTCAGTCTTGGTGGCAGAAGAAGTGTTAAAAATGTTCAATTTGATTGGCAAACAGAAGTTTTACCAGCTGCAACATCAACAGGTGTTTTAGAAGGTGGTGAGATTTCAAGATCAGCTTCAACTGCTACAGTAAGAGCTGCTAACGTATGTCAAATCAACACAAGAAACGCAACCGTAACTGGTTCGCAACAAGCATCAGACCCAGCTGGTAAGAAGTCAGAAATGGCTCACCAAATGGCTATAATTGGTCGTGCGCTAAAACGTGACGTTGAAACTACAATTTGTGGTACTCAAGGTCGTAACAACGGTGCAGCGGCAACAGTTAGAGCTACAAGAGGTTTTGAATCTTGGATTTCTACTAACGCTGGTAGGGGTACTAACGGAGCTAACGCGGCTAATGAAGGCGCTGCTCCAACAGATGGTACTGCAAGAGTGTTTACTGAAGCTCTATTAAAAGGTGTGCTTGCCACATGTTTTGATAATGGCGCAAGTCCATCGGTTATGCTTGTTGGTGCTTTTAACAAACAGAAAGTTTCTGGCTTTGCTGGAAGAGCATCTGCTACTCAAGCAGTATCACTTGAAGGAATCCCAGGGGATCACGTTCAAGCGTCTGTTTCTGTTTACACAAGTGACTTTGGCGATATTAAAATTGTTCCGTCTAACTTCTCAAGAAGTAAATCGGCACTTTTAGTAGATCCTGAGTACGTCTCCGTTGCTTACTTGAGAGCTTTTGAATCTCAAGATTTAGGCGCAGTAGGCGATGCTGACACACGTGCAATTTACACTGAGTTCGGATTGGAAATGAAGAACGAAGCTGCAAATGGCATAGTGGCTGACTTAACCACTTCGTAGGTTAATTAGTGTGGGGGTGTTAGTTCACCCAATGCCCCCATACTTTTTTTGCATGGCAAACAAAACAACCGTTACAGCAAATAAAAAAAACTTTCACTCTAAGTTAGTAACGCAAGATTTAGACGATGATGGCGTTTATCACATAGAAACAAAACAAGATGTCACCAACGTCATTAACAATGTTAAGATGTTATCTGAGACAACAATACCAGGAAAAGATATTCGGCACGTTGCAGAAATTCCAATGGTTGTTGCAGAACAGGCCATGAGAGAGGGTTGGTTTAACGACACAGCTAAAATGAAAGCGTGGTTAAACAACTCCGACAATAGTATTTTTAGAGTATGGAAGGGTAAAGTATGACGTATGACGAATTAAAAACAGCAATAGGAAATTGGTTAAACAGAAGTGATTTAACCAGTCATTACGACACCTTTATAGACAACGCAGAAGCAGAGTTTAATCGTAACATTAGACACAGAGACATGATTAAAAGATCTGACGCAACTGCTGACGCACAATATTTAACACTTCCTACTGATTGGTTAGAAGCGGTTAATGTAAAGATTACAACAGGAACTTACAGGCCCTTATTTCAAGTGTCTATAGAAACAGCAGACGTTATTAGAAACGCACAAGACAATATATCAGGTGCGCCATCTTATTTTTCAATAGTTGATAAAACTTTAGAATTAATACCAACACCCTCTACTAGCTCGACACTAGAATTGATATACTATTCAAAGATACCAGCATTGAGTTCTAGTAACACAACAAATTGGTTATCAACTTCACATCCTGACATTTATTTATATGGATGCTTAAAACACGCAAGCGTGTTTTTAATGGAAGATGAACGAGTACCATTATTTGAATCAAGTTATTTAAAAGCATTGGCAGATTTAGAAGAAGCCAATGAAAAAGCTAAATATTCAGATGGTTCTTTGATTAAACGAGTTCGTACTTATGGGCATAAGGGAAGAACTAAAACTTATTACGCAAGTAATTCATAGGAGTAAAAAATGGCTGGATTTAGCGATTATTTAGAAAATAAAACATTAATACACATCTTTGGCGGAACTGCTTACACAGCACCAGGCACTTTGTATGTGGGTTTATACACAGCAGCACCTTCCGATACTGGTGGTGGCACAGAAGTTTCTGGTGGATCTTACGCCAGAAAAAGTATGCCAGACATGACGGTAAGTGGTACTTCACCAACTCAAGCAACCAATGGAGCTGCGGTAGAATTCGTAACTGCAACTGGTGCATGGGGTACGGTTACTCACGTTGGAGTGTTTGACGCTTCATCAAGTGGTAACTTGATGGCGTGGGCAGCTTTAACTGCATCTAAGACAGTAGCAAGCGGAGACGTGTTCAGATTTGATGCTGGTGACTTAGACATAACACTAGCTTAATCAATGGCATCTATTGGCTACGGTCAATACGATTATGGGAAGGCTGATTATGGCTCTCCCACATATCACTTTGCGTCTGCAACAATAGCGCAGACTTCAGGAGCAACAGCTGACGGAAGATTAGATTTAATTGCTTCGGCAACCATTGCTCAAACCTCTGGATTTACTTCCTCTGGTCGTGTTATAAAATCAAGTGAAGCTACCATTGCACAAACGTCAGGTTTTACTTCCACAGCAGAGGTTATAAAACTTGGTTCAGCAACGATAGCTCAAACGTCTGGATTTACCGCAACTGCAAGACAGATAGATCGTGGACAAGCAACGATAGAACAAACTTCTGGGTTTACCTCAACGGGCCACGTTGTTAAGTTAGGCGCAAGCACCATAGCTCAAACTTCAGGCTTTACAGCCACAGGTTTAATTATTCTTGATGGCGTAGCGACCATTGCACAAACCAGCGGATTTACTTCAGCTGGTAAAATTATTAAAGTTGGAGCATCAACAATCGCTCAAACTTCAGGATTTACTGCAACTGGAAGATACATAGTTGCAGCTCAATCTACCCTAGCAGAGACAAGTGGCTTTACTGCTCTTGGTAGTATAAAATATTTTGGATCAGCAACCATTTCACAAACTTCTAGTTTTTCTGCAAATGGTGGCTTAAAATGGACAGACGATACGGTTTCGACAACCAGTTATACGGATCAAACAGTTTCAACTACTAATTGGACAGATCAGTCCAACCCTTCAACCGATTGGTCAGAAGCAGCATAGATAGGAAAAAATTATGGCAGATACAACTACAACAAATTTAAGTTTAACCAAACCAGAGGTCGGAGCATCCACAGATACCTGGGGAACAAAATTAAATACGGATCTCGACACAATAGATGCGATATTTAGTTCTTCTGGAACTGCTATATCTTTAGGCGCAGTAACTATTGGCGGAAATTTCTCAGTCAATGGTGGAACAATCAAACTAGACGGCAACTATCCCACAGGCACAAGTAACGTGGCTCTAGGAGACACAGCACTTGATAGTGTTGAAGCCACAGGTAACTACAATACTGCTATTGGAGACAAAGCTGGTACAGCAATCACAACAGGAGATTCAAATGTTGCCATTGGTTATCAAGCCGCAGATGCAACTACTACAGGCAGTTATAACACAGCCATTGGTTCACTAGCATTATCGGCAAATACAACAGCTTCTAATAATACCGCTATTGGCCTTAGTGCATTAACAGCTAACACCACAGGTGATAGAAACGTGGCTGTAGGTACTTACGCATTAGATGCAAATACTGTAGGAGTTCGTAATAATGCAATAGGATATAACGCATTAGGAGCAGATACTCAAGGTAGTAAATCTGTTGCTTTTGGGTATGGGGCTATACAAACTCAAAACCTTACAAGTGCTACAGATACTTTTAATGTTGGTATTGGGTATAACGCTTTAGGTAGCAACACTACGGGTATTAATAATACAGCGATTGGTGGAGAATCTTTAGATAGTAATACTACAGCGTCTAGCAACACAGCCGTTGGATTTGCTTCTTTAGGAGCCAACACCACAGGTGCTTTAAATACCGCATCAGGCTATCGTGCATTACAAGGGAATACAACTGCATCTAACAACACGGCTTTTGGCGCTGATGCCTTGTACACAAACACTACAGGCGGTAGTAATACAGCAATCG